CATCTGCATGGCCGAGCGTTCGTTGACCGCCTTGCCCGCCACGGTAGAGCCGAACACGAAAGAATAGCCGCTGCCGTTCAGGCTGTCCGCAGGCTTGTCCCGCGCTTTGAACAGCTTTGAAAATACGCTCATGAAAAATCCTCCAATCTATGCTGCGAGGTTGACATGGTAAAGAAATTCGGGTATAATTTTGTTATGAAGGGAGGGATTCGATGCCTACGATCAAATCCAGCGCAGATCTGCGCAACGGTTACAATGAGATTTCCAACTTCTGCCACGCTTATGCGGAGCCGGTGTTTATCACAAAAAACGGCAAAGGCGACCTCGCTGTCATGAGCATTGAGGTGTATGAGCAGCTTATGGGACGCTTTGAGCTGTACGGGAAATTGCAGGAGGGCTTGAATGATGTGAGCCGTGGCAATACCCGTCCGTTTACAGAGGCCATGAGCGATATAAGGAGCCGCAGAAGAAGATGAATTACGAAATTCATATCACCGGCGCAGCTGAGAATGATCTGAATGAAGCGGTGGACTATATTGACCAAGCGCTCATGAATCCCGATGCCGCTGACCGCCTGCTGGATTTGGCAACGGAGAAGATTTCTTCGCTGACGCAATATCCAGAGCGCAATGTGCTGGTGGACGACCCGGTGCTCAAGGCGTGGGGCATTCGCTTCGTTCAGGTAAACAACTATCTGGCGTTCTATACCTTATCCGAAGAAGAAAAACGGGTGTACATCGTGCGCTTTCTGTATGGAAAGCGAAATTGGGTCAGCATACTCAAACAAGGAATCATCTTGGAGTAATTCCTCCGCCTGCTCGAAAGGGCAGGCTTTTTATATGAACAGCAACCCGCGCTCGTCATACACAGAAGCGCCGTCGCCCTCATGCCGGATCGCACGATCCAGAGCCATGATGGTTGCGACAGCGCCGTCTATTTTCTCGGTGGATTTTTCTTTGTCGGCCTTGATATTGCCAGCCGGGTCGGAGCGGATGGTCACGTTGTCCACCATCCAGCGAAGAACAGGATGGCCGCCGTGGGCGATTTTGCCCTCCAGCACCAGCTTCATCAATTCCTTCGTCGGCGGGGACATATCCTTATAGCCCTGCCCGAAGGGAACGACGGTGAAGCCGAGGCCCTCAAGGTTCTGCGTCATCTGAACCGCGCCCCAGCGGTCAAAGGCAATCTCCCGGATGTTGTATTTCGTACCCAGCTCCTCAATGAATTCCTCAATATAGCCGTAGTGAATCACATTGCCCTCGGTGGTGAATACGAGGCCCTGCTTGGCCCACACATCATACGGCACATGGTCACGCCGGACACGCAGCCCGATAGATTCCTCCGGGAGCCAGAAGAACGGCAGGATTTCATACTTGCCGTCATCGTCGCCGGGCGTCGGCGGGAACACCAGCACAAAGGCCGTGATGTCGGTGGTGCTGGAAAGGTCGAGGCCGCCGTAGCATACCCGCCCGCGCAGGCGTTCGGGATCAACGGCAAAAGCGCAGGCGTCCCACTTGTCCATGGGCATCCAGCGGGTGTTGGAGCTTGTCCATTGGCACAGATGGAATTGCCGAAACTGCATTTCCTCGGCGGGGTTTTGCTTCGCGCTCTCGCAGGCGGCCCGGTAATAATCCACGTCCACGGTCTTGCCCAGAGACGGGTTGACCGCCTTCCAGACCTCCGGGTCTGTCCAATCCGCCTCCATGGGTGTGGAATAGACCACCGGGTAAAAGGTCGGGTCGGTCTTGCGGCCCTCCAGAATGTCCATCGCCTTGGCGTGTACCTCGTAGCAAATGGAGTTCTTGTCGCTGCCAGCGGTAGTGATAACGAAATTCAAGGGCTGCTTTCGGGCCGCGCCAGAGCCCTTGGTCATTACGTCGTAGAGCTTGCGGTTTTGCTGGCCCAGCAGCTCGTCGAAAATGCAGGCGTGGACGTTGTAGCCATACTTGGAGGCGACTTCCGAGGAGAGAGCCTGATAGATGGAACGGGTCGGCAGATACACAAGGCGCTTCTGGCTCTCCACGATCTTGATGCGCTTGAGGAGGGCCGGGCATTGAAGCACCATGTCCTTGGCGACGTCGAATACGATGCTGGCCTGCTGGCGGTCATTGGCGCAGCCGTAGATTTCCGCGCCTTCCTCGCCGTCGCCCGCGAGCATATACAGCGCGATGGCGGCGGCCAGCTCCGACTTGCCTGCCTTCTTGCAGATTTCAACGAAGGCGGTGGTAAACTGCCGGTAGCCGTTGGCCTTAATGGTGCCGAAGATGTCGCGCACAATTTTCTCCTGCCAGTCGAACAGCAGGAAGGGTTGGCCCGCCCACACGCCCTTGGTATGTTTGAGGGATTGGATGAAATTGACCGCGTGATCCGCCCGCTCCTTATCGTAATGGGACGTGGGCAGCATGAAGGGCGACGGCGTGTATTTCTTACTTCTTGCCATGTCTGCGCCCTCCGGGGAAGTTCAGCCGGGCGTATTCCTTGAACAGCAGCTTGGCGACACAATCCCTTGTGCGGGCGGCCATGGCGGCGTCCGGGAACAGGCCGAGGTGATGCTTGCGGCCATGGTGATGGATGTACGCCTCGAAGCAGCCCTGCCCGCGCACATACGACACGCCGATATAGCCGCTGGTGTTGGTGCGGCGGCGGCCCTGATTGAAGGCGTTCTGCTGATGGGTACACAGGCGGAGGTTGCTGCGGCGATTGTCCAGCTTATTGCCGTTGATATGATCGACCTCGTAACCCTCCGCATCCGGGAACAGAAGCCGGTGCAGCACTTTGGTTTTACCGTTAATGTGGGTGGCCGGATAGCCACGCTTGCCGAGGTGCCATGTATGCGCCCGGATCAGCGGCAGGTCGATTTCGTCAAACAAAAAATCGCCTTCCCGCGCAAAGGAGGCGACGCCGTAGCCATATTTGGTCATGTGAATCGGATTTCCCAAGGGTGTCCTCCTTCCGTGGGTATAAGAAAAGGCCCCTTTCGGAGCCTTGAAGATATGTTTCAGCTTACGATTCATACAGCGTTGTCCGGCCATAGGTGATCCGCACGATCTCCTGCGGCGAGTAATCCGCATGACGCCCGAACCGCTGTTCATATACGCGCCGGTCTGCGGCGGCGATGTCCCATGAGTTATAGGTGCTGATGCAATCCCTGCGCAGGCAGGACGCTTCTGTTTTGAAGCTGAATTCCTCGCCCTGCTTGCGAATGGTCACGTTGACGGTCTTTGCGCTGGAGGCATTCATGGCCGCCATGATGCGCCGGACAATATGGACGGGGTTTTCGGGATGGTCTATCAGCTCCTGAAAGCCCTCCGCCAGCTCGTCGTTTTCAAGGAATTGCAGGAGCATTTCTTCCTGCGCCTCCGCCCAATACCGCTCCGTTTCTGCCTCGGCATAGGAGAGCGGGTCGGCGATATAGTCCAGCAGGTTTTCGTCCCGCCAGTTTTCGGGCGAATACCGGCAGGAAAATGCGGAAGGTTCCAGCTCGCCGTCTGCCAGATACTTTTCCCTCGCATCATCGGGCATATAGTGCCTGCGATAATTCTCCAAGGATTTGATCCGCTCCGGGGAAACGAGCGCATCCAGCGTCAGATTTTTCCGATCATTGCCCACACGCTGCTCGACCATGGTGCGCACATCCCGCTTGAGCTGGTCAAGCAGGCTTGTGCGGCTTCGGGTATGGAGGCTTTCGTCAGCATCCTCCATGTGCATCAGCGCATAGGCGGCGTCGTAGACCTGCCCATCCGCCACGCAGTAAATCCCCACATACTCGAAGCCGTCCCCGCGCAGAAGGCCCTCCTTGCTGAATCGCCGCTGGCAGTAGAGATAGTCAAAGCCGGGCCGCTTCTCCGCCCGGAGCAGAAAATAGGATTCACGAGCCAGCGACAGGCAAAGTACGCGCCTGTCGCCGGAGGTCAGCCAGTTTTTCAGCAGCTCGTTCATGGTCGTGTCCTCCTTACATGGCATACCCGGCGCAGCGGATGATCTCGCGGATGGCGTTCATGGCCCGCTTCGGGCTGGAATAGTCGCGCTGCTCGCTCAGGCGGCCATTGCGATAGATGTGAATGATCGGGATGCCGTAGCTCTCGTGCGCCTCGATGCGGAAAGTGGATTCCATCTTTCCGTACCATGCCACCTCGCTGGTTTCGCGCCATTCGCGGGCATAGATGAAACTGCCGTCATAGGTCGTTCTGCCGGTATACTGGAAGCCGTTCTCGTGCATGAGAGTTACGAAAGTAGCCTTGATCTGCGCCATGGTCTGCTTCATTGTGGGATGCCTCCTTGTCATTTGCTGAGTGAGTGTTACCATAGACACCATGGAAAGACAAGCCTCACACGGTCTTTTTATCAAAAAAAAGACAAAGAAGCAGGGACGAAAAACGGCCCGATGCCGGGCCGGAATGCTTACCGTTTGACCTCGAAGGAATAGAAATCCTCGTCGCAGTCGAAGCATTGATAGGTGTACTCCGGGATGTCCGATGGATAGACCGGGCCACCGCAGCGAGGGCATTTCTTACCCGTTTCCGCATACCAGCGGCCATCTCTGACGATGCCCGGCAGCTTGCGGATCACGTCCTCGCCGTAGGCGGCTCCAAGGCCGGAGCCATTATCCCATGCGATGTGAACCGTGCCGATGTCATCCACATGGAGTACCGTCCCCTGATCGCCGGGGCGGAGGCGGGTATAAGGGTCGTTCATGAAAACCAGCTCAACGCGCTGACCCACAGGGTATTGGATGCGCAGGCGCTCGACCACCGAGCGCGGCGGGAAATCGTTCATACTCGCACCTCCTCAGTAGTCGCTGGGAAACAGCACCGTGGTCGCGCTGTGATCCCATTCGGTGATGATCCAAATTGTCCAGTCTGAATGCCATTCGTTAGTATAGGTAGCGAAAATACGAGCATCGCCATTGACCAGCGCAGCATTATTGCGCCTATGATCGGCAGCAACCATTTCGCCCCAATCAGCGTTGCAATAGCGTTGCACGCTGGCCCATACAAAGTCGGCAAAGTCCGGGTTTTCACACATCTTTGTAACAACCGTCTCCATGGCTTTTAAGCATCCGAGCGGGAATTTCGATTCCATGTCTACTCCTCCTTGCTTTGAAGTGAGTGGACTGTACTCTGAAACGTCATGAAAAGAAAGGCTTTATTCTCTCTTTTCCAGCGAAAAAGGCAAATTCCCCAGCAGCAGATTTCGGAAATCTTGGATGCCGCTGAGATAGCAGACGCGGTTTTCTTCGGCGGAATAGCAGCGCCTGTCGCTGAGAAGCTCCTCGAAAGCCTCCAGCAGCGGGGCGTTCCCGGCCAGCCGCTCCCGGAAGGCGTCGAGCCTCGCCATGTTGTCTGCATGGGACGGCGTAACATCCGGGTTCTTGGATAGGGCCACCAGTAGTTCATTCAGGCGCTCGGTGAGAGCGTTTTCCAGCGCATCAGCCACATAATTCATTCCTGCGCACCCCCTCCGCAATGCGGGCAGCGTTCGCTGTCCTCGTAATCGTAGACGCGCCCGCAATCGGAGCAGCGTACCCATTCGTCAAAGAGGAATTGCTCCTCCACCCATACATCCGGCGATTGCCAGTTGATGCAATCGAAGCAAAGGCGGGCAAGCGCCTCCTGACCGTCGCACAGGGCCAGAAT